GTTTCCGTCTTTAGGAACGTATAAGTTATCCTGAAGCTCTTTTAGAGTTGCATCTTTTTGCGTGATTGTTTTATAAAGATCACGGGAAGTCTCAATTGTAGGTTGAATGGTTGAATAAAGATCTTTAGCTTTAGTGCCTAGCTCTGTTATTTTGCCTTCCAATGCTTTTGCTTGCTCGTATAGCAGCTCAGGCTCTGGCTCGTTATATACAGCATCAAAACGCTCAGACTCAATTTTTCTTGCGTTGTAATAATCAAATTCTTGAGAAATTCTGCTGTGTTCATCTATAGCTTGATTTCGCTCATCAACAATAGACTGATAAGTTTTATTAAAATCAGAGATCTGTGTTTGAATATCTTTGTAAGATTTTAAATCATTGTTTAAATCTTCTGCCTTAGTGCTGTATTCGGTAACACCCTGCCGATACTCATTTTGCGCATCTATGTATTCTTGAGAACCAACAACACGATCTTCTACAGGCGCAGGAGGTTGAGTTGCCTTTAAATCATCTTTTATAGAATCCCATGACCCTTTAGCAAACTGACCGACAGCTTGAACAGCTAATTTATTTGGATCTATTTCACCAGTAAATAAAGCTTGGTTAACCGCACCTAAAGCTGTTGGGATTAATTGTGTTGGAACACCAGCGCCTTTAAGGATCTCAGCAACTTCTTTGTTCATCATGCTTGTTCCGGCACTAATCAACAAAGATTCTGGGCTAATCTTCCCGTTTCGCAATGCTTGAACAGTGGCTTGAGATGCAACATTTGCTATGGTTGCATTAACACCCGCATTGATTAAACTGTTAGCTATAGTGCCACCGGCAAGGGCAAATACACCACCTGTTAGGGCAGACTTAAATACGTCTTGACCAGTAAGAGCCGCTTGGATTCCACTGATAATTGAACTTGTCCCCGCAGCACTTGCCGCTGCAGGAAGAGCTGAAGCAAGCTCCCAAGGAACACCCATATCTACTAAACCTTGAAGAGTGGCTTGCCAGAAAGCGGTAGAAGCACTAGCTCCACCAGCAGCACCTGCCGCACCTGCTGCAGCACCAGCTTCAGCCGCACCTGCCGCAATACCAGCTTCAGTTGCTCCAGCTGCGCCAGTTGCAGTGGTCATTTCAGTCCAAACTTCTGGAGGAACACCGTAGTACGCCGCCACAACTATAACTGGGAGCAACCATCCGCCGGGAAGATTCTCGTTTACTGCATCGTCTAAACCTGCAAGCTCATGACTAACTGAAGTAGTAAAGCTTTTTAATTCATCGCCTACGTTATGTATGGTGTCTTCAAGCAGTCCACCAATAGAGCCAATGGGGTCTTTAGCAAACTTTTTAATAGACTTGCCCGGATTGCCCCAGAACCCACCCTTATATAGGCGAATCTTTCTGTCACCGCAGTGCTTGAACCCATCCGGGTCTAATGTGTCAAACCATGCGTCTCTCATAATACTGCCATCCAAGCATATTTAGGTCTGTCTGATTCCATTACATTTAACCCTAACTTAGAAAGTGCATTTATAATATTGGGATCGTCTGGAGTGGGGCCATACAGTCTTTTTATTTCCGAAGCCTTAACTTTTTTAATGAACTTCTTGATAGAATCTATGGCCTTAATTGGAGAATCGGCCGTAAATAAATGTATCTCTACGTTTCCGTCCCCTAATTGAATGATGAGAAGAATAGAGTTGTTTTCTTGCAACATTAAAGCAAGCTTTTTATCAATTAATTTTTTAATAGCAAACAGCCACCGATTAGCATCGTGGCCATTCTTTTCAGCTTCAGATCTAATAATCTCGGTAGGCTTCATATTAAATCACCGTTCCCACGTTGCCAGATGCAGATGTACTTGTTAATGCTGCGGAAATTTGAGTTGTTCCATCAGCATCTTTCCAAAAAGTTCCGTTCCACCAAATAGGTTTATTTAAAGTTGTATCATAGTAAAACTGCCCTACTACTAAGTCTGTGATAGGGCGTGACGCTGAATTTCCAGAACTTGGAGTGGCTAGGTTTTGATTAAAATTATTTAACTGATTGAAGTATAAACGCAAGACGTTAGAAAACTGATCCTGATACTTCCGGCTGTATTCTTCAGTGCCAAATGGTAAGCTTGGTGGCGTTGGAACGATTTGCATGGTCACCGCCTCCCGTCTTGGCGAATATCAATACGTGGACTACCTAGCTGCCAAGTAGAGCCTAGCTGCTCGTTGTCTATCTGTAGAATCATCTGCCGCCCGCGAACCCTAACAAATACCTGCCCAGTAAACTGTTCAATAGGTACAGTGGCTGTTCTAACAATAGTAGCGTCTTCGTTCCCGCCAAGTGATATAGGATCGTTATATCCTGACCCTGAGTTCTGCATTGGGATCAATGTCATAGTGACCTGCGGGGAATTTGCAGTAGAACCCCTAAATGTGATATCCGGCAGTATCCGGTATACAAACCCAAAATGATCACCATCATCTATGTCAAACTCAGCAGAACCAATAGAAGAGGCAATAGCTACAGGGGTTCCAGTGGAGTTATCGTCAACACCGTATTCATGGTAAACGACATTTCCTGTGTTGTTCCCTTGATATGTTGCAGCCATAGGGTAATTACGCAAGCCAGAGTCTAACCAAGCCGTTCTAGCCATAGTGCCGTAGTACCACACACCTTCGCCGTTGTTCTCGAAGTAGTTGTAGATAACATAGCGATCTATAGTAGAAGATCCAGCCGAGCAGTAGAAGAACCACACTTCATTAAAGCCTTCGTTGGTGCTTGCAAAGATTTGATCCGCTTGATCTAAGTTAATGTCTTCAAAGATATACTGACGTAGATCACATCTTAATGTCTGCACACGCCCGTCGTATTTGTAGAACTTATCTACACCCATCCAGTAGGTAACACCGGAACCCAATGCCACTGCGTTAGGCCCAGCAATAGATACATTATCGCCAAGTAACTGAGAAGACCAAATCACGGGAGGCCCTGCATATTGCAATGAATACAAAGTAGAATCTGTATACACCAGAATCTCTTGTCTAGTTTGTAAGGCAGTGACAATCTTAGAGCCGTGGGATAACTGTAAGCTACCTGCTTGGTTAGTAGCCGCCGGAGTCCAGTTAACTACCGATTCTTGATCCGACCACCGAATAAGCATTGGGCTTTGTGTTCCGCTACCATAATCATTACATCCAAACGCAAATACAAAACGAGACGCATCAGATACAAGAAGGTAGTTTTGCATTAAAGGAACATCAGAAGCACCAGTAAGACTTGATACTAAAACACCTCTTGTTGTTAATCCAGAAGCATTACTCCAATAGTATAAAGCCCCCTGTCTAGGCCCAAATATAAGATCATCCCCAAAGTTATTCTGATTCCAAATACGTATTGGGAATGCTGCCGGTGTTCCTACACCCCATCCACCAGAACCCCAAGGCCCTGCACCCCAACCAACAATAGGAACAGCCGCTGCGGGGCCTACATTAACTTGATAAGCCGCCGTAACCGTAGCTCCGCCGTTACCAACATCAGACGCATTAGCGGTAGCAGAAGCTGTAAATGTATATGAGTTTGCCGTAACAACAGTGATTTGATACTCTGCGTTTAAGACAGTTGCAGTGATATTTCCGCCTAAACTTGCAGCTCCACTAAAGGTTACAAAGTCACCCGTGACACCACCATGAGCCGTGTCAGTAACAGTAATGACAGCAGATCCACTAGTTGCTGCAAAAGGCCCGTTTAATACCGCAGTATCTCGTATAGGTGTTATGTCATTATACGCACCGCCGCTCTCAATATAGAACTTAAGATTAGTCCCAACACCTAGATAATTAGCACTTGCTATGGTAATCCAGTTCCACAACGATCTGCATGTGCCTAAAAATGTGCTAGATGATATACGAGTCCAACCACCAATCTTCTCAGGCGTTCCTTGGCGAAATCTTATTTTCTCAGAGACATACCAGCCATTCTCGTTGGTATAACGAGTGTTCTCTTTGTTTACACCAGCTTTTAGCGTGAGTTTCTTAAGTGGCATGTTTAAACAACCATAGTAACTGCTTTAGCTTCAACCTCTGCAACGCGCTTTAACCAGCCCTTACCATACGTAACAAACGTAGATAACGATCTATAGAAGTCTTCCTTGGCTCTACTAAACTTAGGCAGTAACTCTATCGGTGGCACGGAGTTAATTGCTCTCATCGTAGCTGGCCCCATAGCACCATCGGCTACTGCACCTACAGCCTTTTGGAGTAACTTTACAGATGCTCGTGGCCCAGCATTGATAGCAAAGTCAAATGCAGCGTAGTCAGTTCCCGCAGGTAGTTGATCCCCACACACTGCATCCCAGTAGTTCTTCTTATACAAAGGTTTTACATCAGCTTTAGTTAACGCCTTCATATCATCCTGCGTAACCTTCTTGCCAATATGTGTTTCCCAGTTAGCTTGAGTGCAGCCCCACATCGTGCAACCCTTACGCCCATCGGGTAACTTATTGCCCGGATCACGCTCGTCATTAGTGAAGCCACCTTCATGAGCAATCACTAACTCAAATGATTTATCCCAATTCTCTTTCATTGCTTGCCCTTCATATCAATGATCTTTTCTAGTGTGCGCCCGCCAAAGTAGAACGACATAATGAGCATACCCCACTGCCCTAGCAATTCTACGTAGCGTTCATTGGTATCTAGATCAAACGCACTCATCATAGCGAATATAAAATACCCTGTAATGATGGCTATCAACGTCATCGGGCGTATGTTTTTACTCAGCCAAGAGTCTGAACCCATGTCGGCTTTGAGGCGGTCTGTGAGGTTTGTCTGCTCAAGTTCGTATAGCTTGGTGTCGTTAGCCATCTTCTGTAAGTCACCATTCTGCGCCATCTGAGCAAGCTCCAACTGTGCCTTAGCCTTAGCTTCTGGATCGGGAATGAGCTTGTCTATTAGTTTGCCACCAATATTTAGTATTGCGTCTAATCCAAACATATTATTTACCCTCTAAAAATTCATCCAGTAAAGCGCGAAACTCATAACTGTCCGCAGTACCTAAAACTGCCGCTTCATTTTCTTTAATCAACATTAACTGAGACTTGTTACATCCCGCACCGTTCTTTTTAAGCCAATCTAAAGTAAGTCTATATCTTTGCTCTGGGTTGTGCGTAGCTAATGCTAGGTATTTAAAGGTCGCAAGACTGCATTTATTGTCCGCCCAAGCAATGAACAGACAACAAGTTGTTATGGGTATGATTAAAAGCCACTTCATTTCGCCAATTCAGTTGATGCTAGATTAATCCGTGTTTTGACTGCAGTTAAATCTTGCGGTTCTTTCTTGAACCCTACTGCCAGGTATCCTGCAAACTCACCCACTGGAGGCGGTATTGAACCACGGCACACAAAAGTTACACCTTGTTTTGATTCCCATTCGCTAGACTTTCCTGTGATTATCAATTTATTGCAAGAAACTTCGCCAGCAAGCATTTGAATTACAGCATTATTACGATCAGGATCACCGCCAAACAAACTAGATACCAGCCCATCTAAACTCCTATCTATACCTTTTTCAGACAACGCAAACATCGTTACCCTACTGTTAGTCACCAAGTTCACTTTGTGAACCACCACTGTTGTTGATTCCAAATCTTTTTGCATGAATTCTGCTATAGGAATCATGCTGTCTCGTTCCTTTAACTGCGGGAGCTTTTCATGGCTCGTTATAGCATTAAGAATGACCTGTCTAGAATCCCAAGCAAAATAACCAAAGCCAAAGAGGATGGTTAAGACTACAACCCCGAACAGTTTAAACGGCGTATCAACCCACTTAACTAAGTCAATTGCCTTGTCTAAATAGCCAGATTCAGTCTTGACAACTGACTTCTTGCGCGGTGTGCGGGGCTGCCTTGCTCTATTGGCTTTGGTAACCATATTAGTCCGTGCCGCCAGCCTTGTCGGTCTGTTCTGCGGCTGCAACCTGTGGAGCTGCTTGGCTTTGAATGTTCATAATCACGCCTTGCACCTGCACGAACGGTTGTTGACCTAGTAGGTTAAGAATGCCGTTAACTTCTTCGATGCTGAGTTCTAGCTTTATCATAAATCCTCTTTATATTAAGTAAGATAAAATGACCACCACTCCACCGCCGATAGTGGCTACGGCATCCATTAACTCGACACCGTGTGGAGGTGGCAATCCCTGCTTCTGAGCCTTGTAATTGGCAAGCCAATCGCTAAACTCTTTAAGAAACGCTACAGCGGCACACACGCCTAATGAAAGCCAGACGATATGTGTCATGCACATTATAATAGATGTGATGATAGAGCCATAGAAGAAATGCCCTAATTTATCTGCGGGGATGGTAGGAAGGTTAGGTAGGTTCATGATGCCCAAGGAAGCGGTGTGTTTTCAGGACTAACAGGCGGGGTAATCATGCTATCAATTTGACCTTGAACACAGGCTTGAGCATTTGAAATATCCTGCTCAGGTATCCAGCCAATTACGGTAGCCTCTGTAAGCTGTGCGTAAGGAATAAATGTGTCTGATTGCTGCGAACTAAACTGAGTGTTGCCGCCAATAGATGCAGTGTTATCGCCATCCACGCCAGTAACTTCCCAGATTGCATTTACAACATAGTCAGGGTCTGGTTGTTGAACGGTATACATTGATACTATCGTGGTTGTAAAGGTTGTTGCCATCTTTATGCTCCTTTTATGCTACTTTTACAATGATTGTTGGCTTGCCATCCGTTACCGAGATGACTTTACCAACGGCTAATTGATACTGCTCAAACGTAGGATTGCTAACTGCTTCACCTTTAATTGCGCCGTTATCGTTTACAGGAATAATGTATTGACCTGCTGTTGCGCCAGTTACATTAACAGGCACTTGACCTGCAAAAGCAATACGGTCAACCATTGCCCTTAATGCCTCAAAATTGGCTTCATCTTCAGAACTTTTTTGAGGGTCAATTCCTTGATGCCAATTATCACCACCAACATAAGATGGGTCTGTTGATTTAACTACAAAAGATATTGCATCAGAAAATACATTGGTTAATTTACCGTTAGAATCTATGCCACAAACATCACCTTTAGCCAAAGCAAAGTCACCACACTTAGTCATATATTCAGCGTAATCAGCACCAGAAGCATTAATAGTTCCAGCGCTATTGATAGAGCGACCAGTGCTACCTGCCTTTAAAGTTCGTATAGCAGAAGCGGCATTGCTTTGACCAGTGCTATCAGTTTGGAAAATCAAAACACTATTACCAACGGAAGATTGACAGCCAAAAACAGCAAGAACAGAATTAGCGGTAATTGTTCCGTTTACTGCTACGTTTAAAACTCCAGCGGCAAGAAGTTGTCCCGGGGTTCCGCCAACACTAGAGCCTACTAACCAAGCATCGCCAGCGGCGTTCCAATACTCTCTAGGATTCCCATCCCCATCACTCAATACAATGTGGTTATTTGCTGTGCGGATGTCTAAGCCGCCTGTATTTCCATCAAAACGACCGAGGATTGTATTGTTATATCCTGATGTTACGTAAACGCCAGAATTTGCACCAACAAAAGTATTTTTAGCGCCTGTGGTGTTATACCCTGATTGAAAACCCATGTATAAAACACTAGCGCCAGTGGTATTTGAATATCCTGCTTGCCTACCAAAATAATCCGCAGGTGCGGCAGTAGTTGTTGAATATCCCGCTTGATGACCTACGGCTGTAATACTAGAGCCAGTGGTGCTACTGTAAGAAGCCTGATACCCGACTGCCGTGTTGTTAGATGCGGTGGTGTTTGAGTAAAGCGAACCGCCACCCAAGGCAACATTATAACTTCCAGTAGTGGAATATCCTGAATAAGCACCAATAAACGTATTATCAATACCTGTTACGTTTGTATATCCTGCACTTTTACCAACATATACTTGACCGAAATTAGAGCCTACTGAAGTGTGAGAATAACCTGCTTGATGACCAATAACGGTCATGGAGTCTGCTGTAGTGTTGCTGTAAAGAGCCTGATAGCCAATTGCCACGCTGTTAGATGCGGTTGTATTGGAGTTAAGTGCGGCGTATCCGATAGCAGTATTACTTGCGCCTGTGCTGTTTCCGTAAAGTGCTTGCAAACCAACCGCTGTATTGTTAGCCCCAGTGGTATTGGTTTGTAAAGAGTTTGCGCCAACTGAAACATTAGAGCCACCAGTTGTATTGTTGGTTAATGATGCGTATCCAACGGCAGTGTTGCTATTGGCAGTGGTATTGGCGTAAAGAGCGTTTGAGCCAAGAGCGGTGTTAGAATTTCCAGAAGTATTAGAGTAAGAAGCAACATTCCCAATTCCTACGTTACCCCAACCGCTAGTATTAGAATAACCTGCACGACCGCCTACAAATACGCTACTGTATCCAGTGCTTGTTGAATACCCCGCTTGGAAACCAAGATAAACATCACCGTATTGACTGTTTACGTTATTAAATAAACTTCCTGCTTGATAACCTACAAATACGTTATAGGTTCCAGTAGTATTTTGAGAACCCGCTTCTTGACCAATATAAATATTAGCCCCACCTGTGGTTGTCTCTACACCAGCAAATCTACCTATACCGATATTTGATCCAGCAGTCGAACTTTTTAGCAAGGCTTGCAATCCCAGCGCTACGTTATACGATCCAGTAGTGTTACTTGTAAGCGAAGATGCGCCAATGGCAACATTACCATTGCCAGTAGTATTTGCGCTAGCCGATCCATCGCCAACTGCCGTGTTGCTATCTCCAGTGGTTGTATATCTAAGCGATGTATTACCTACAGCGGTATTGGAAGGGCCAGTAGTAACTGTATTTAATGCTTGATAACCAACAGCGGTTTGCCTAGAGCCTGTGGTGTTTGCATAAATGGCGCCACCGCCTACTCCAACATTATATAAACCTGTTGTATTACTGTAAGCCGCTTGATAACCCACAGCCGTGTTCCCAGACGCGGTGGTGTTGGATTGAAGTGCAGAAGTTCCTAATGCAACATTACTAGCGCCAGTATTATTGTAAAGTGCATAATATCCAACAGAAGTATTGTTAGAAGCAGTGGTATTTTCATAAAGGGCACCAACACCAACAGCAGTGCTATTTGAGCCAGTTGTATTTTTTCCTAAAGCGCCTGTTGCAAAAGCAGAGTTATTATCGCCAGTGGTATTTTGTTTTAATGCGGCTAGTAATCCTATTTGTCCACCAACTGCGGTATTAGCAGAACCGGTAGTATTATAATACAATGCAGCACCACCGACCGCCGTGTTAGTTCCTGTAGTATTTGAAAATAAAGCCTGTTGACCAATAGCAGTGCTAGTACCTGATGTTGCGTTTTTTAATGCTTGGTAACCTAAAGCAGTTTGTTGTCCACCCGTATCTGCATATCCTGCTTGATAACCGATAAGAGTGTTATAGCCTACAGTTTGATGACTGTATCCTGCTTGATAGCCGATATTTGTAGTGTAGTTAGCAGTGGTGTTGCTATACCCTGCTTGATATCCAACTGCCGTGTTGTTAGATGCGGTGGTGTTGTTAGCAAGTGCAAATCTACCCAGTGCCGAATTGTATGAACCAGTGCTATTATTAACTAGCGCAGATGCACCGACAGAAATATTTTCAATTCCAGTTGTATTGAGATAAAGGGATGATTGACCAATCGCAACATTGTTAGCGCCACTTGTATTAGTTGCTAACGCACTAGCACCGAAGGCTACGTTAGTAGACACAGCACCCGCACCACGCCCGACTGTTAGACCGTATACAGTTAAGTCAGTGCCAGAGTAGAGTAGGTTAGCGGAGTCAGTTAAAAGCCCTGCTGTAGAGGCGTATGGAACACGCCCAGATGTTAAAGCGCCTACAGATAGAGACGCAATGTAGTTCTCAGCATTAACAATATCAGTGCCGTTGCTGACTAAGATAACTTTCTTGCCGTTTGGCACAGATACACCGGTCTGACCTGAAACCTTAACCGTAACAGCGTAGCCGCCGGTAGTGTTGTTGTAGATAAAGTAGAGCTTCTTATTAGCGGGAACAATCAAGTTACGAGCCGCAGTCAATGCACCCGTCATCTCAATGAACATATTACGGGCTACACCGGTAGCGCCGTTAGGGATTGTAATCGTGGTGTCTGCGCCGTCTGTAATTGCTTGGGTTACATAACCGCTGATGGCTTGTTCTAGCAACGTGCCAAGGTTAGTGTTGGTGGTTACACCCCATGTTCCAGACTGTTCGCCGGTTCCGATGAGTTCGATTGCCAAATTTGTTGAGTAGGTAGATGCCATGCTATTTTCCTTTTAAACTGTTTCAACTTCTTGCCAGTTTGCTGGCGCATTTGTTCCTAAATTACTCCAAGTAGTGCTAGGTTCGCCAGTGATATTCTGCCAGTTTGCATTGGTATTGTCAGGTATTGGTTTCCAATAAACTGCGACTATATCCCCAACGCTTCCTGTTGCTGCTACCCCTGTCAAACCAAATATTCTTGGTGCTAAACTAACCGATCCTACTGCACCTGTGCTACCAACTCCTGTTAACCCTATCGTCAAACCATATGTAACGCTACCTACTGCGCCATTAGCCTGATTTGATGGTAACGGAACAATAACTTGAGCGGCTATACCTGTTGCATCAACACCGGTTAAGTCTACGGTCTGACTATTTACAACCGTTCCAACAGCACCAGATGCCGCAACTCCTGTTAAAGCCTTAGCCCAGTCTATTGTTACTGACCCTACCAAACCGCTTGCTACATTACCTGTTAATGCAAAACTTCTAGTGCCTAACGCAACACTGCCTACCGCTCCTGTTGCTGCATCGCCTGTTAAAGCTACAGTCTTACTATGTATTACCGTTCCTACAGCGCCAGACCCTGCAACTCCCGTTAAAGCCAATGTTAATGTTGGTGCTACTGTTCCTACTGTTCCCGTTGCTACATCACCATCTTCTGCTTCTGAAGTGCTAGGTATTACTGTTCCTAAAACTCCGCTACTTACTACACCCGTCAAAGCAATAGTGCGATCGCCTACCGCCGTTCCTACGTTACCGGCTCCTGCTACGCCGGTTAGACTAAGAGTGCCGCCCCAACCATTGTCGCCCCACGCGTTGTCACCCCAGCCTAGAGCCATGATTCACTCTTAGGTAGTAGATAGACGTAATAATGCAGTCGACGTAGTATTGGAAGGCATAGTTAATGTAAACGTACCTGCGGTTACAGTCTGTGAACCAAACGTGTGAACAGAGATTGCTTTATTAGACTGAGTTGAGTTGTAAAGCAAAACTGTATCAAACGCGGTTGTCAGCGTTACCGTTGTGTAAGTAATCGAAGCCGATGGAGTCCAGTAAGCCACGCCCGCAGTTGAAGAACTGTTGGTTGACGTAGGAGCCGTAGCATTCGTTACCGTTACACCGCCCGCAGAATAGTTTGTTCCGGAAACTTCACCCGTAACTGTATAAGCTGTAGTGGCTGCATTAATGGTAGCCGAAGCTAAATATAGAGCCGCCTTAACCGTATCGGTTGTTGGAGCCGTTAAACTGCCTCTGGATACAATCGTAGACGTGCCAAGCTGATGCTGACCAAGCATTAACTCAGACATAAACGACGTACATAAACTTTGTGTGTTTGCCATAATATTTCCTTTTACCCAATAGAAGCGAGTTCAGCACCCGCAAAAGATGGCACTTTTTTAAGAGTGACATGTACCGAACGGTGAACTAGCTCACCATCTAACCAATATTCAACCCAAGTTGTAAGTTCATTATCATTATCAATAGACCCCTCGCGCTTCTCCAGCAAGGATTCATCCATATCACCTTTAGTTGTCGTAATCAATTTGAACTCCTAATGAGGGCTGTAGTTGATGTATTAGAAGGCATTGTGATTGTGAACGCAGAAGATGTCTTATCTGATCCAAAATCCAATACCGCAATAGATTTGTTACTCTGGCTTGCGTTGTAAATTAACGCGCATCTAGCCGTAATTGTGGCTGCCCATGACACATTAGCAAAGTTTACATACGCAACGCTGCCCGATGATTCGATTGTTACACCTGTTAATACTGACCCGCCAGCCGTATACCCTGTAGCAGAAACCTCACCGGTAATTGTGTACACAGTTGTATCCGCGTTTAAATCAGCACTTGCGGTGTATAAAGCAATCTTTAACGTATCGGTGCTTAAGTCATGCACACCCTGATACAGTTCTTTTTTAAAGCTAGTTGTCTGCGTCTGGACTATGCTCATGATACAGCAACCCTAGTTTGACCATTACGGTAAGCATCCTGACGCTGTTTACCATCACCCAAGTTCTTCAGCAACGCAACAGCCTGAACATACCGTTCTTGATACAGAGCAACCATATCAGCCTCGCCCTTCATATAGGTGATAGCCTCACACATGGTTCCATACAGCAATGCGGAATCAAAATTATCGCCAAGCCAAGTTGTTCCCGCAGTAACGATAGATTCTGGGTAGTAGTAATAATGCAGCTCTACGCTATATGTGCCATTTGGTGTTGGGCCAAGAATAAACGATAACTCGTTCACATCACTAGAATTAGGCCCAAAGATAGCGTAATACTTTGGCTCACCAAGGTAATTAGGGTTGGGGTATGCCTCCCGCAGATAGTTTACATCTTTGGTTAAGAGATACAGATAATCCCCTTGGAAAGTCACCGCACCGGCTACAGCACCGCTATTAGCTACAGACAGGGTAATGGTAGTCCCACTAATTGCTGTGACCATAGCGCTTGTTCCAATGCCTGATCCTGATACATACTGACCAACTTCTATGTTAGTAGCACTTGCTACAACAATCGTAAAAGCACCCGAAGTACCTGTGGCGGTAGTAGATGCTGTCAGAAAAGCCGCTAAAGAATATACTGATAAGAAATCGGTTGGAGCAGATAGATACTTGTTGTTAGACGTAACCGTACCCGTTACGTTTTTACGTAAATTAGCAATCTGAACAGTATTGTAGATCCTCTGCTCTGCTTGCTTGATAAACGTGTTCATATCTACCGTAGGAAATGTATTCTCACAGTAGTCTTGAACTAACGAAACAAGTTCGGTGTACGTCATGCCATTGGGCCTCTACTCATTACGCCTTTGGTTGCTGCACCAGTACCTCGCATTTTGATACCGTCAGTCTTAACAGGCTCATTACCAGCTGATTTGCTGATGTTACCAAGGCTAATATCGTATGTGTCTAACTTACTACGATTAGGTTCCTTGCCGGGGTTCTCTGCAACAGTTACAGACTTACCTGACATAGTATGTGGTTTGGCATAAGCTGAAGCCGGTAAATTGTTCTTAGCCATTATTTACCCCTTTGGTTCATCGCACGAGCTAGGTTACGACCATACTTTTTAGCATCCATTGAAGTAATGCCACCCTTCTTTAACTTCAAAGAAGTACCTTTGCCGCCTTTGTGTTCTTGGGCATCATGCTGTTTAAAAGCTTTTTTGATCATAGCTTTGTCTTGCGCTTTGTCCGTCTTCATATCTTCTTTCTTATCCATGATTTACCCCTATGAAATTGTTACTGTTCCAACACTTGTAGTAGCTACTAAATAATTAGGTGTTAATGGTGCATCAAATGAACTTGCCCCACCAACCGGTCTCCAACCCCACTGTATATCCCTAGAACCACCAGACGGATTACCATTTACATTCACCCCAGATGTTACATACGTCGTATCTCTACGTGGATTCCTTAGTGCCTGTGGATCATCTACTGGAAACGTACCTAACATTAACTGAGGATGATCTGGATCCCAACACTCAGGGCAAACTAATAACTCATACTTACGCTGCTTGATAATCTCCGTCTTCAGTTTCTTAAGCTTAAACTGTTGACCACAACGATCACATTCGGCAATCGCTATCTTACCAGATGCAAACCTATTACCCATTACGAACCGCCAATAAACATTTGCCGAGGAACAAAACGAACCGCTGCCTTCTCACGATCTTCAGAGCTAGCTAAATCCCATGCTTCATCATACTGCTGTTTAAGCACTTGTAGGCGATCCATACCACCCGGTACTTTCATAGCGACATAATAAGCTAATCCTGCAACCATGCAAGGTATAAATCTAAATGGAACATCCATTGTATTAGGGCCACCACCAGCATCATCAATACGACGTAATCTCCAGTAAACGAAAGTGTACGTAGTCGTGTTATCTGGTACAGGCCAAACAGTAATTCTTGGTGTTTCTTGCCGACGTTCAATCCACACTTGGATTGGTCTAGCTTGTGTTAACTTGTTAGGTATTGTGGCATAGGTAGACACGCTAATACGTGTTATGGTGAGATCGGCTTGCGTTGATGCACTGCCAGCACCCGTACGAATCACATGCTCTAACAAATCTACGGTATCTGACGGCAAGTCATAGGTCGCAGTTCCTGCAACTAATGTGATACTACCTTGCTCAAAAGTCCACATATTTAACCCACGATTTGCCCAGTCAGCAAACAATAGATTTAGTGAACGTCTTGCAGTTTTAAGCTCGTAACCTGAACGAACCTCGGAACCAGCACGTTCAAATGCTTCCTCTACCAACTCAGTGAGGTCTAGATTAAACGCTGTAGTTCCTGAAAGTGCCATTATCTATATCTCGCAGTTTTCTTTGCAATACTTTTGGGTTGAGCTACAAACTGTTTACCCGCTGCCTTACCTGCTCGTTTTGCCTTAGTTGTTGCCGCATATTCAGCAGAACTAAGACTTTTAATTGCCGCTTCCGGAAGATACCGTTCTCCCGTTTTACTTGATGGTTTACCAGACTTAGTGCGCCACTTCTGATCTCCCCAAGCCTTTAGGGACTGTTGCGGTGCTTTCAATCTTTGTACCCCCCACCTGCCTCTTTGTACTTCTTGGCTACCAACTGTGCTTTACGGGCTGACCATTTTCCAGCGCCTGTGCCATGTGTTGCTGCTGACTTCACCTGAGACACGATCTTTTTACGAAGACCGGGTTTAGTATAGTTTCCAGCAGCATTTACTTCGCCACCTTCAGCATACTGCGTAAAGTCAGTATCATCCCGACGAACTTTCTTTTTCCCGCCGGGCATCTTTGATGGGCTAATAGCACCCATACCACGTGAAGCCATCATATTAGCAAGCTTTGCCGCCACGACTCATTTTAATCTGAGTAGCTTGAGTTTTACCACGCTTTGCTACACCATCAGCAGCTTTGGTATACCCGCCGGTAGCCATCTTCTTAACCTTGCCGCCCTTTTTCATCATAGAGGGTGTACCGGGTTCAGCCATGCCGGGACGAACGCCAGCTGCTTTTTTCTTAGCCATCATCATAGCCATCATTTTTGGATCCATCGCCATATCGCCACCTCTTGAGAAAGTTTTGCCTTTATCGGCCTTAGAAAAGTCTTTACCTACAGACTGAGGAACACCTACTTTTTTCGCGAAAGCCGGATTATGCGAAACGGCTTCCATGAAGTTATGTTGCTTTTTAGACGTAGAAGGCACTAGCACACTTTCCCGCGAGTCTTACCGCGTTGAGCAATACCATCTGCACGACTAGAAGCTGAAGATACAGAACCACCTGACTTATAAGAAACCATTTTACCGCTTGCATTTCTATAAGTACCGCTCCGATCTTTCTGTTTTCCTAGACCAGAAAAATAATCCCCAACACTTTTAGCTGCGGATGTAAGACCCTTGCCAATGGCTCTACGACGATCAGCACCGGGGCCTTCGGTTTCAATAATTGGTTTTCTAGTTGGCCCAGCGGCTTTAACCGGGGCATCTTTAACTTCAACAGGTTTAACCGGGGCATCTTTAACTTCAACAGGTTTAACCGGGGCGGTTTTAACTTCAGCCTTCTTTACCGTCGCAGCAGCCTTAACTGGTTCAACTGGCGCTTCCATTGGTACAGATGGCCTTCTACCTACTGGTTCTACATCAACATCGTCATCAGCAGATTCTCTAGCCTGAGCTAACATATCTTCATATTCTTTACTTGGCATTTTACTTTCTCCTAAATAGTTTTCTAATGGTTTCGGTTTCCCAAAGTCTAACAGACATATAAAGCAGTATCACAATGCTACTTGCAAGGGTCACAATGGGAGGTAACCACTGCAAAATGTT